GTAGCTTACACAACTTTATGTGTTAAGTTTAAGTCAGCAATCTAATTAAATAAATAACCAAAGAAAGGCGGTGCAATAAACGCCGCCTTTTTTTTAAACTTTTTTACTATGCCATGCGCAATCACTAGCGGTTTCGTAATCGACTGCCGCGAAAATATCGGAGGCTTACAAGCCGTATTTTTAGCCGAGTTCGGCAATATTTCTGGCGTTACGGAAGTAAGCGGTTTAGTTACCGGCATTACTAAAGTAGCTGGAAAACGTTTTTACAAATTTGAGGTGCCAAGAGCAACCGCAAATACAAGTTCAAATGCAACTGCATCCGAGGAAAACGGATCAGTATTTTATACTCATCAAGTAGTATTTCCTTTAAACAAAAGAGACTCTACAACTGCAAACATTGTACGCACTTTAGCTAAAAGCAAATTGATTGCAGTTACTCTAGACATGGATGGAGTTTATAGAATGTACGGCGAGGGTAATGGCCTTTACTTAGCATCTACTGAAAGTGGATCTGGTACTGGTGCCGGCGATCGTAACGGCTACAACATCACATTGACTGGTGTTGAGAAAGATGATTTTTTACAAGTGTCCAATGCAGTAGGATTGGCTCTTGAGACTGCTGGGTAATTTTACCAATAGTAGTACTTAATTATGCCCTACCTACTTTGTGTGGGTAGGGCATTTTAATTTTTATAACATGTTGCATATATACAAAGGCATTGATAATAATTTAATATTTACCGGCTTAGAATTGGCAACAATTGCTAACCCGAAATACTTGTTTATTTTCACAAGTGCGACAGAAAATTGTGTTACATTTGTAGGAACTAACATAAGCACAGATGCAAGATACCAGAAGGTACTTGTTTTAAAGTCTGTATTTGATTGCAAAGAGAGTGGCACTTGGAGGTATAAGATAAGAGAGCAAGCAAGCGCAACTAACACTAAAGAGAGTTTGAGCGGTGCGATAGTAGAAGAGGGATTTATGTATTTACATGATGAAACCGATTGTCCTCAACCAGAGTACAACGAGCAAGATAACGAATTTAAAACTTATACAAGTGAGCAATAAATATCAATTAATAAACATCCAGTTTGATCAAGCGCAGCAGCCTAGATTTGAAGAGAAAAAAGGCAAGAACTATGTTGAGTTTGGTGCAAAAAACAATTACCCAAATTACTTAATTGAGTTGTATGGTGAATCACCTAAGCACGGCGCAATTGTAAAAGGCAAAGTCAATTATATATTTGGCAAAGGCTTTGAGGGTGTTGAGCAAAAAGCTAATTCTCAAGGTGAGACTTGGAATCAAATCATGAAGCGCTCAATCTTAGATGATGAGTTACAAGGTGGCTATTACTTACAAATCATTTACAATGCTTTAGGTAAGATCAAGGATGTATTTCACATTGAGTTTCAAAAAGTAAGAGCAAGCAAAGACTTGCAAACATTCTATGTTAAGAATGACTGGACTGCTAGCGACTTTAAAGAGAAAGCAAGAGAGTACCCAGCATTCAATCCGAACGATCCTAGTGGGCCGCAAATATTCTTTGTAAAGCAATACAACCCTAAAAGCGATGTATATCCTTTGCCGAGTTATTTCCAAGGCTTGAACTATATTGAGAGTGACATCCAAGTAAGCAGACACATTTTAGGCAATGCAAAGCACAACTTTGTTGCTACTAAATTGATTAACTTTAATAACGGCCTACCTCAAGAAGAGGAGCAAGAAATGGTTGAGACAGACTTGAAACGTAAGTTTGCAAACCATGACGGCGATCGTGTGGTGATTGCATTTAACCCATCTAGAGAAAATGCAGTTGATATTGTAAACTTAGGTGAGACAAGCTTAACAAAAGAGGATTTTACGAATGTCAATAATTTGATCATGCAAGAGATTTTTTCTTGTCATCAAGTTACAAGTCCGATGTTATTCGGTATCAAGACAGAGGGCCAATTAGGTGGCAGAAGCGAGATCCGCGATGCTTACCAGATATTCCAAAATACTTATGTAAATGAGCGCCAGCAAGAGCATGAGCAAACATTCACTAAATTAATGAATTTAGCCGGCATAGAGGGCGAGTTTAAGATTGTACCAGTTGAGCCATTAAGCTTTGAATTTAGCGAGGCTATTATGGCTGCAAATTTAACTAAAGATGAAATAAGAGATTTGATGGGCAAAGAAGCTTTAGATACAAGTGTTAAAACACAAGCACAAATTATCAGTGACAACATTAATTCGCTTAGTCCATTGGTAGCTAATAAGGTTTTAGAAAGCATGACAAGTGATGAAATTAGAAGTTTGGCTGGCTTAGTACCTAAAGACCTTACAATAGATGCAAGCGGTAATACAATCGCATCGCAACCAATATCGGCTGCAAATGAGTCTATTAAAAATCTAACTGGTCGCCAGCACCAAAATGTGATGCGCATTGTGCGTCAATTTGGATCTGGTAAGATCAATAAAGCACAAGCATCTTTAATGTTAAAGAATGGCTTTGGCTTTACAGATGCAGATGTTGACACCTTCTTAGGGATTGATGATGATCCGTCAACAGAGCAAGCTTTTGCATCTATGCAAGATGACTTATTATTGAATGAGTTTGCATCATGTGGTGATAATGTAGAAGATTTTGAGGTAGTAGAAACACATGACGCTAAAGGTTATCAAGCTTTTGCGGATGAGGAAATCAATGTACTTAAAGCAAATGTCTTAGATTTAATTAGCAAAGACAAGCGTGTGACACCAGAGGTTATGGCCAAGGTGCTAAATAAAAGTGTTGAGCAAATAGATAATGCGCTTGAGGCGCTAAAGCTTGAGGGGTACTTAGTCCAGACTGGAATGGAAATAAGTATTTTAGCCCCTAATTACACACCAGTAGTGAGAAAATTGACTCAGCCTTTAAGTAAAATTCCGGGCGGTGACAAGACAACTAAGACCGAGGTGTTGCTTAGATATACTTACTCTGGGCCAGAGGATAGTAAAAATAGACCATTTTGCGCAAGAATGTTGCAACTGGCTAAGACTAAACTTTGGAGCCGCGCAGACATAGAGAATATCAGTGAGCGTTTAGGTTATTCAGTTTGGGATCGCAGAGGCGGTTGGTTTACAGAGCCAAACGGCAACCATAGACCATATTGCAGACATAGATGGCAAGTTAAAATAGTAACTAGAAAAAAATAAAAAATGAGTTTAAACATACTTTTTATAACAGAAACACTTGTCAAAAGTCGCACCGCTATAAGTGATGCGATTGATGGCAAGCAAATCTTGCCAGTAATCAAGCTTGCTCAAGATAAATTTATATTGCCGGCTTTAGGATCTGGCCTTTATAATAGACTACAAGAAGGAATTGACATCGGCAATTTAAGTCAAGACGAGAAAAACTTGCTTGATAATTACATCACAGATACTTTGTTATGGTTTACAATTGGCGAGATGGTGATCAGCACCAGCTTTCAATTCTTTAGCAAAGGCGTGTTACAGAAAGGTGCAGAAGAGAGCAACAACCCATCTAAGGGCCAGCTTGAGTTATTAGAGCGCAAGTACATGAGCAATGGCGAATTTTACAAGCAAAGATTGATTGATTATTTAAGAGAAAATAGCACCATGTTTGAGCAATACTTACAATATGGTGATGGCTTTGATGCTATTGCACCACAGATACAAGCTTACACATCGCCGATCTATTTAGGTAGAAGAGGCACTACACGCAAAGTTAGCAATCTTGATTTGCCTTATAATTTTAACAATCCTTATGAAGATACGCAGTTATAAACGCGAGTTTGTTGAGCGAGTAAAAATGAAATTTAATGACATACAATCAAGTAATAACGGAACTAAAAGCAATACTGGCAACGCATGCGATGATAAAAAGCATAAAGAATGCAACGCCAAGAGAGTGGCTCTTCGCAGATAGCCAGCCGGTTTTTCCTATTGCTTGCGTAGCAATTAACAACGGATCACTTAACGTAGGCCGTGAGCAAGTCTATAATATCACTTTATGGTTTTTAGACAAGGCTGGACTTGAGGGTGAGTTTGAGCAAGATGTAACTAGCGATCAGTTGCAAATATGCGCTGACATAATAAGCAAGTTAAGGAATGGCGCAAACAACTGGCAGATTGATGACAATATAACATATAATTTAATACTAGATAAGTTTGAGGACTATTTGAGTGGTGTTGAGATAAGCTTTAACATGACTACTTATTCCGATTACGATGCTTGTGACATACCATTAAACCCATAATAAAAATGAGTTGTAATTCTACAAGCGCTGACTTAAGGCCGGCGCAATACAATGTAAAGATTTGGCGCAATGATAGCTGGGCGCAGACCTTTGCTTTATTAGCAGACACTACGCCTATTGATTTAAGCGGTTGCACTATTTTAATACAAGTAAGACCAACGCCAACAAGTAGCGTGGTCGCTTTGACCTTATCTACTGCAAATAGTAGCATAAGCATTGGAGGTATAAATCGCAATCAAATTACTTTAAACAAAATTGTAGATGTAGCTGCTGGCACTTATGTCTATGATATGAATGTGACATTCCCTAGCGGCGAGGTCAAAACATATCTTTGGGGTAATTTTATTGTTCAAGAGGATGTATCAAAAGCATAGACAACATGGAAATAATAAATGTAACGGACGAAATAATTGAAATAAATGTCACAGAGGCGGTTGTTAATATCGTAACACAGACCGGCGCTTACCCATTGCCAAGCAATGTGTTCAGCGTATTCGGCAGAGTGGGCAACGTAGTAGGACAAGTTGGTGACTACACAACCAGCTTAGTGACTGAGGGAACGAATCTTTATTACACAGACGCTAGATCCAGAGCGGCGATTAGTGAAAATATTACTGGAATTAATTACGATAGTGCAAGTGGTATTTTTTCAATGGCGAGCGGTTATGCGATAGCAACAACTGCAAGCCAAGATACTTGGGATGCTGCTTATAATGATAAAATAAATAGTGCATCTGTAACTGGTACAAGCACAAAGACATTGACACTTAATCAGCAAGACGGCGGCACAATTACTGCATCATGGAGCGATGCAGACACCGGATTGACATCGGTAGGATTATCTATGCCGGCAGCGTTTAGTGTGTCTGGCTCTCCATTAACTAGCAACGGCACTATTGCCGTGACTGGATCTGGTACAACGGCACAATATGTAAGAGGCGATGGCACGCTAGCTAGCTTTCCATCTTTGACTGGCTTTGTGCCTTACACTGGCGCAACTGGAAATGTCAACTTAGGTACACATAGTTTAAGTGCTTATGATTTAATAATAAACCATACAAGCGGAAGCGGTGTAGCTGCATCAATTACTAAGGGCGGCAATGGCGAGGCTATATCTGTTGTTAAGACAAGCGGTAGTGGCAACGCTGCAAGTATTACTGGCGGTGTTACTTTACTTGATGAATTACATTTAACAACCGATTTAGCAGATGCTTACATAGCAAGTGCAAGTAATTGGAATACTGCATACACTAATAGGATTACAAGTGCATCTGCACCTTTAAGCATAGCTGCAAACGCTATATCTATAAGTCAAGCTAATACAACAACAAACGGATTCCTTTCATCAACAGACTGGAATACATTTAACAATAAACAAGCGGCTGGCAATTATATCACCGCTTTAACTGGTGAGGCTACTGCAAGTGGGCCGGGATCAGCATCGGTGACTTTGACAAATAGCGCAGTTACTGGCAAGGTACTTACTGGATTGAATATTACTGGTGGTAGTGTAAGTGCTACTGATTCAATATTAAATGCATTTGGTAAGGTACAAAATCAAATAAACGGATTAATAGGCGGAGCAATATTCCAGTCAGTATGGAATGCATCTACAAACACACCTACTTTAACATCAAGCGTAGGTACTAAAGGTTATTACTACATTGTAGATGTAAGTGGTACAACAAACCTAAACGGCATCACAGACTGGAGGGTTGGTGACTGGGCGATATATGATGGCACTGCATGGCAGAAGGTAGACAACACAGACGCAGTTAGTTCGGTTAATGGATTTACTGGCGCAGTAAGTTTGACTACTGCTAATATTTCGGAGGCTACAAATTTGTATTATACAGATGCAAGAGCAAGGGCCGCGATCACATTAACTACAACTGGCACAAGTGGTGCTGCGACTTATAGTGGTGGCACTTTAAACATTCCACAATATCAAGCGGTGTTAACTAATCCGGTGACTGGTACTGGTACAACAAACACCTTGCCTAAGTTCACTGGCACCAGTGCAATAGGCAATTCAAACATCACTGATACTGGATCTTTAATTACTTTGGGATCTAATACTACAATATCAAATGGTGGTTTACAAGTTGGTATAAATACATTAGGTTCTTCAACTATAAGAGTTGGGAAAAACTTGACGGGCGCAGTTGCTATAAGTGCAATTTTAAATGATGGAGCAGTGCAAAGTGATGTAACTTCAAATGTTTTTAATTATCGTTCAGGTACAAGAACTGCTGCTTCAACTTTTACTTTATCTAATTTTAGTCATTTTTTTGCAGACCAAACTTCAATAGGTGCAGGTTCAAGTATTACAATACAAGAAGGATTTGTTGTAAATAGTAATATGACGGGTGCAACTAATAATTATGGATTTAGAGGATTAATTCCAAGCGGTACTAATCGTTGGAACTTATTTATGGATGGTACTGCTGCTAACTATTTAGCTGGTGCATTATTAGTTGGCACTACCGCAGATGCTGGGTTTTTATTTAGGGTAAATAATGGCACATCAAGATTTAATGGTGCTGCTTTTGCTTTACCAGCTTCTAGTGGTACAACACAAACTGGTTTAATACAAAGGATAGGCAATAGCAATTCCCTTGTAAATATAGATATGGGTGGTAATGATTCGGGTGGTATGTGGCTACAAGTTGCTAATTCGGGTAATTTAGCTGCTACTTATCCTTTAATGCTTAATCCAAATAGTGGTCAAGTTTTAATCAATACATCCACATCTTCATCTTTTGCTTTAGATGTCAATGGTACTGCAAGGATTAGTGGTCAATTAACTGCTAATAGCTTTGTGCCTACATCAAGCACAATACCTACTAATGGAATGTATTTAAGTGGTACAAACACACTTGGATTCGCTACTAATGGTACACTTGATATGGTGATTAATGAAGCTGGTAATGTGGGTATAGGAAATGTTGCATTTGCAGGTTATAGCTTATATCTTGGAAAAGATTTATCTGGTGCTGTTACATCGGTAGGAGTAGCACAACAAGGTATTGTTGCTTCAACAACAATTAATGAAGCTCGTTCTTTTGATTCTCTTGCTCGTACTGCTGCTGCATCTTTTACATTAGGAACTTATACACATTATAGAACTCAACAAGCAACATTAGGTGCAGGAAGTGCGATTACAAACCAATACGGATTTTTGGCAGATGCTTCATTAATTGGTGCAACTAATAACTATGGATTTTACGGAAATATTCCAAGTGGTACTAACAGATGGAATCTTTATATGAATGGAACTGCTAACAACTATTTAGCAGGTAATTTAGGATTAGGTAATACAGGTTTAACAAATGTTAATTTAAGGTTAGGTAATAGTATTACAGGTTCTACTACATCACACGCAATATTAAACGCAGGAACTATACAATCAGGTGTAACATCATTGGCTAATTATAATATGACATCTGCAAGTACAGTTGCTGCAACGTTTACATTAACTGATTTAATACATTATAGAGCTACACAAGGAACTTTTGGTGCAGGTAGTACAGTTACAAATCAATATGGATTTGTTGTTGAATCTTCAATGACAGGTGCTACTAACAACTATGGCTTCTTTGGTAACATAGCAAGTGGCACTAACAGATGGAACTTGTATATGGCAGGAACGGCATATAATCATTTAGCAGGTAGATTGGGAATAGGTCAAACATTTGCAACTTCAACAAATCTTGTTGTAAACTTACCAATAACAGGAAGTGCAACTTCTAACGGTATTTTTCAATTTGGAACAGTTCAATCTGATTCTACTTCTGCTGCTTATGGATTTAGAAATCAATTAAATACCGCAGCTGCTGCATTTACATTAGCAACATATAGCCATTATTCTTCACAAGGAGGAGGTACAGTAGGAGCTGGTTCTACAATAACAAGTCAAATTGGATTTTGGGCAGAGTCTACAATGGCTGCACAAGCTACAAACAACTACGGCTTTTATGGTAGTCTTGCATCTGCTACAAATGCTTGGAATTTATATATGCAAGGAACTGCTGCTAACTATATGGCAGGAAATCTTAGAATTGGCACTACTACAACAGATGGTACAAGTTTATTAGAAGTAGCAGGTAATGTCAATTTTAATGGTAGTGGCTCAAGAACAGTATCAATCACAAGAGATAGTGGTAGTACATTACAATTACAAAGTTCTGTAACTGCAACAGGTTCGTTTATTTTTACATCAACTAATGGACCTTTAAATTTAGGTGCAAACAATACAAACAACTTTGTAACAATAACTACAAGCGGACAACTTGGAGTAAATTCTACTAGCCCTAACGCTTCTGCAAGATTACAAGTAGATTCAACTACTCAAGGTTTCTTACCTCCAAGAATGACCACTACGCAAAAGTTAGCTATTGGTACACCTGCGGCAGGTCTTATGGTTTACGACACAACTTTAAATCAAATGTCATATTACAATGGCACATTATGGATAAACTTTTAAATAATATAAAATGGCAAATTTTCAATGGGTAATCCCACAAGGTGCAATGCTAACTGAATTAGCAATAGATGGCTTAACAGATGTAGTAGTACAAGTAAACGCTTACAGACAAATTAGCGATGAAACTACATCAACACAAATCCCTGTATGCGTAGGGTTAACACCTCCAACAGAGGGGTTTATTCCTTATGCTGACCTTACTCAAGAAATCGTAGAAGGTTGGTTAAACGCAGGTACAGATGTAGCAGCTTTAGATGCTGAACTTGCAATTCAATTAGATAACATTATTAATCCTAAGACAATTATATTGCCTAATCCATTTTAGTAGTATATTTGTATAAATTAAAATTTATGTTACAATTAAGCGAAAAAGACTTGAACGAGCTTCAAGCATTCATCAACAAAATCCCAACTGAGTTCGGGTTGCCATTGTTAAATTTCTTTGGTAAGTTAGCAGAAGATCAAAAGCCTAAAGATGAGGCTAAGGTTGTAGATTTAAAAGAAGATTAATCATGACACAAGATAGCAGCCAAGCTTTAATTAACACCGGCGTCTCAATGACCGCCGCGACTTTGTCAGTAACACAAGCGCAACCATTTGTGACTTTGATAGCCGGTTTGGTTGCTATCATTTCTGGTGTCATGGCCATTCGTTATTACTACAATGCCACAAAAAAGATCAACAAAGATGAAATTTCTTAATAGTATTTACGGATCATGGCTTAAACTTGTCTTGACGGCAATCCTTACCATGATCATAAGCAAAGGAAATATCTACGAGGTAACACTTGAAGAGTGCATAAGCGCTGCCGTGATCTCTATTTTGCCTATTATTATTAACTGGTTAAATCCACACGATCCGCGCTATGGCACCAAAAAGTAAGCTGCTATTAGTATATTTATTACTAATAGCTATTTTGATTTTAGCTGCTTGCAATCCGATCCGCAAGGCCGAGCGCTTAGTGCTTAACAATAGAGAGGCAAGTGATCGCGTCTTTAATACTTTGGCCTTAGATCATCCATGCGCCAATGATACTATAATTTTAACTTTAAGCGACACTACAATTTTACAAGACACAATCTTTGACTATAAGCGAGACACAATAAACAATGTTGTGACATTGACTGAGCAAGGCAAGACTATTGTCAAGACTATCAAAGTTAAAGACATTAAAACGGCTTATGTGCAAGACGTGCGCATGATAGGCATTCTTGCCGATTCTGTGCGATTCTACAAAGTTTTATATCAAGCCGAGCATAAGTATAAGAAACAAGCAGAAAGCCGCTTATTTTGGCTTATAATCATCATAGCAGCTATATTCATTTTAAAGCGATATTTATGGTCATTTCTCAACATGTTACGCTAGGCGAGTTAATTAGATCCGAAACTGCAAAGCGCCTAGGCATATCCAATATGCCAACACTAGAGCATATTGAAAATCTAAAGGCTATCTGTGAGCATATCTTTGAGCCAATCCGTGCAGAATTTAGAGTGCCAATTTACATATCTAGTGGGTACAGATCCAAAGATTTGAATAAGGCGATTAAGGGCAGCGCTACCTCACAACATTGCAAAGGTGAAGCGCTTGACCTAGATGTTGATGGCCATAGTCATGATATTACCAATAAACAAATCTTTGATTTTATTGTGGCCAAGCTACCATTTGATCAAGTGATCAATGAGTTTGACTATGCATGGATTCATGTAAGCTATAAAAAAAACGGCCCTCAAAGAAAACAAATCTTGAGAGCCGTTAAGAATAATAGTGGGGGAACTATTTACTTATAGTGTGTAGGATCGTGGCATGATTCCTTTTTAAATGTCTTGCAATTTCAGTAGGTGAGTAACCTTCAAAGTATGCTTGTTTTATATAAGCATCGCGTGTGTCAACAATCTCTTGCAGTCTGCGTGCTTGTGCAACATATTCAAATGTGATGTTATTTTCCTCGCAGTATTTTGCACTCCATTCTATTAGAGGTGTTTTAGGTCTTGGCTTGCGCTTGACAAATTTTTCTACATGTATGATTTTTTCTACTACTACTGGTTGCAATCTAGGCTCAAGCATTGCCTCAATCCTTTTTAATGCATGATCATTGCAACCAGTGTATAATTTAATGTAATTAAGAATTTCCTTCATTGTTGATTTTTACCTCGTTAAACAATCCAAGCAATTCGCTTGCTCCTACCCAGCTTTTAAAAGCGTTA